ATCGGTTGCAATTGTAACCACTATTAAGCTATCCTCTGTAATAGTTGAAGGAACTGGGGTTACTCCTGTACTACCTGTAAAAGTAACCCCATCAATATCTGTTTGGTTTGGAACTAATCCAACTATCTCGTATGTCATGTTATATTGAATATTGGTCTAAAATCATTTATCAATTCTAAGTTAACCTCACCGCTAGTTATGTCTGAATTAATCGTGTTAATTATATAACGTTTATCCTGTATAATGAGTCTATCATTTAATCTTAAATTGGTAATTAAACCAATAGGAAAATATGCTTTAATTTTTGTTAATCTATTTTTTGTGTTAAATAAATTCGATAAATAACCAAAGTAATATGTAGCAAATAATGAATCGTTAATTAATACATCATACCATGTAGACGTATCACTTGAAAAGTTTAAAGAATATATTCTACCGTTATAATCTAAGTCGGGACCAAATCTAGCTGCTGCTGTTATAGTTTCACTAGAACCTGTGGACGTCAATTGAAAGTTAGTTGCCATTACTCCATTAAAATACATAAGCACTGGCTTTGGAACATAAGGCTTGTAGTCTGGAGCTGACGTTAATGAATAAGCTACATAAGTAGTTGTGCCTGTAAATTTAGTAAACTGTAAATTTTCAAACGGTACAGTGACATTAAAATCTCCTCCATCATATGGATAAGCTGTTGAAATATCTCCCCATTCTCTGCCTGCTCTATCTCCCCAGCTTTTATTTAAAAATGACTCACTTTTTTGGTAGTTAAATGAAATATTTTTATATAGTGGTAAACGATCAACTGAAATTGTATCTGTATCAACATATTTAGTTACGTCAATTATTGCTCCTTTACTATACCAATGGTCTAGTGGTTCTACTTGAAAAGTATCAACTCCAACTGAATAGCATGTTAAATTAAATTCTTTCAATATGCCACTAAAGAAATCCGCTACTGTTATATCTGGCATATTAGAATAAAGACTATTTGTTGAAGCTAATAAACTCAAACCTGTTGTATTTCTAGCTATAAGATAACCTCCATTATTGTTTATTTTATCGTATTTTCTTTCAACAATAACTGTATATTTTATATTGATACTAGTCTCACTTCTAATTTTAAAAAATAATTTTTCTGAAATATTAGTACCGTAGATTGAGTAAATCAAGGCACTTGTTACTGTTGCTGTATTGATTGTAGTAGTACTATTGTAAACTCCATTTATAAATATGTCTAAATACACCGTCCATGGAGTAGAAGGCGATGGGGGGTTATCAATTAAAAAATTAACATCAATACGTGTTTTATTAATATTATCTGTTTTTAAAGAATAATTATTATTAGTAACGTTATAAATATTTGGAAAAATGCCTTTATAGTCAGGTTGTTCATTATAGGTAGTGATTGGTAAGTTACTACCATTTATTTTCTCATCTGTTTCAATTCTATTTTTACACCACAAAAAAAGGTTTTTCCAATTCCATGTCTGAAAAAATGCTGATTGAAAAGTTAAATTATAATCATTTTCTATTGCTTCAAATATCTTACTTACTTTAACTGCAGGATTTAACTCCCTCCAATTTATTCCACCTGCTACTGTCTTAATGTCTGTACTCGTTCCATCGTTATACGTCCAAACATTTTCATTTGAAATTAAAGGGTAGCGTACATCGTAATCGTTGTAATAAAACTTTATTCTTTCTGCTACGGCAGTGGCTGTATATGGATTTGAAATAAATGAGTAGTCTAATTGATTTAATTTAGTATTACCAAATATATCTTTTAAACTCATTAAATCTCCATAGAAAGTAATACTATAATGTTCTATTCTATTATTCTTAACGCTACTACCTTCTAATTGAATTTTACCCGTTCTGAATGGAGTTAAACCTATTTCAATGTAAGCATAACGTCTTAAATTATGATCGATAGCACCATCGACATCATTCTGATAAAAGTATTCAAATATTTTATTGTTATTCTCTGATGCAGGCACGGTAAATGACTGACTAAAATCAGTATAAACTTTTGAAATATCCTGAATGTTTTGAATTGAACTATTTACGTTTATTTTCTCATCATCAAATAAATCTAACTTTAAGTAATCGTTTACCGTTGTACCTTCAATATATATCTACCTGTCTTTTCATATTATTGAATTAGTAAATTGGAAATCAAAAGAATAATTAATCAATTTATTATTGATGTTTTTTTGCAATTCAACTTGTTTAGTTGTAATTGTTGCAGGTCTATTGTTTATCAATATGCGATCACTAAGTAATAGTTGCTTAATAGTATCTTTAAAGTTTTCATCTACAAAACCAGTGTTACATTTAATAGTTTCGTTACCGTTTGTGTTAAATGTAGTAACTATGTTTTCCTGAGCGTTAAAAACATTTGGTATTGCTCTATAATTCTTGTATGATTGACCTTCTACATTTATAGTGTCAGTTGAATTTTTAAATAAATATTCTCTTTGCCACGCTCCGTATTTATTAATAAAATCTAAAGTTACAGGAGTATATCTACATTCTTCAATTGGGTTAAAATTGTAACTCGCTAAAACAGTTGCACCATTTTTTATCTCAACTTTATTTCCATTTGCAATAAAAGATGAATAAACTCTATATATTTTATGCCACCCATTGCCAGCAACTGAATAACTATAAGTAGTTCCTGTTTTTAAATCTGTATACTTAACTGTATATGTAGACAATAAATAAAGTGTAATATCTCCTGGAGGGTTTGCCGTTGGATTTGCAGAATCATAATAATAATTGTAAGATTTTTGATCTAATAAATAGTTTCCGTAATCAATATTTATACCATCTTTTTGTTCGATATATCCTTTAAATCCTATTATTTGAGAAAAATTAAAATATACATAAACACCCCCTATTAATTTGTAAGCGTAAATTAAAACATTACAGTAATTTTCAACCGTTAAACTTACATCGTTTGTGCTAATATTTGGTATGTATGATTTATTTGTAATAAATTCATTTACATAAGGCGCTATATCAAAATAAATACTATATACATTACTAGCAGGGGTTAACTTACTTAGTGTGTATTGTGGAACTGTAGGAGTAGCTGATCCTTCCTTCCATATATATATATCTATTTTTCCACCTTCCAATAAAACGTCTGATATTTCTATTATATAAGGACTTTTGCTTAATATATTACTCATTTCTTTTTGGGTTGTTGTACTGTTATATTAAATAACGTAATGGCATCTAATCCGTATTTAACGACTAATTCCTCAGGCAATCTTTTATAGGCTGCTTCAAATGGTTTTGTGAAAAATAGTGAGCGCTTTATACCTTTATTAAATATTCCTTTGGCTATTGCAAATTTTAAAGATAATCTATTTACAAATTTACCTTGTTTATTTCTAGGCGCTAATCCTTTACGTACTATCCATTTATCTAAACTACCTAACATTGCTTTGCTAGGCACACCTTTTTTAAATGAATATTCAGATCCTTGCGACTTTTTTAAACCATCTACTCCTTTGTCTTGAAAAGTACCGTAGTCTTCCATAGAGAAATATAAACTAAACGAGTTTGCCATTAGTTTATATTCACCCTTTAAGCTATTATAAAGCTTCTTAGAGCTATTCTTTTTTAGTTTAGTTAAGTTAGTTCTACTTTCTTTTATTACGTAGTCACGAAACTTTTTTAACTCCTTTTCAGTTTCTAACATATTGTCATATCGTTCTGAGTTACTACGTCAAAAGTCATTGTCCAACCCGCTACATTTTGGTCAAACTTATCAAAAAACGGTTCGCAATTAGCCACATTTTCAATCTGATATAAATCACTGAATAAAGAACCTCTATACATTGACTCGTAAACTCTATTTAGAATTGAAAGGGTAGTATTCATTACGTCATCTTCATTGTTGTTTCCTGTATATAAAGTAACGGTTTCATCTTTGCTAAAATCTACCAAGTCCATACAAATGATTGAAATATTAAAGATTAAAACCTGTTTATCAAATGTAGAATTGTTTACCATTATATGACATAACGGGAACATATTTTGTTTGTTCGTTAATACTGCTGAAAGGTCTCCCTTTGTCGTTTGATTAACTAAACTATCATTGTTTACACTTTCATATAACTTAGTCACTATGTCGTAATATCCACTCATTTTAATCTTTGTTTTTTTAATTGGTTTATTTCTATTCTATTCTTTTGCTTCTCGAATGTTAGAAAGTTAAGGATGGTAAATAATTCAATTCTGAGGACTTCATCAAATTTTCTAACGTCTCCCTTTGCGACTGCATAAATGCTCTGATACCATCCCCATTGTTTGCTAAATTGAGTTTCTTCACTAAAATCGCTTTGTTGACTTTCGTCATTTTCATCAGCATCGTCTCCAAATAACTGATGGTAGCTGTTAACAACTCCCTTTCTAAATTCCAAAAAAAAAGATGAGAACTAAGTGCAACTGATAAAGGTGTGTATTTCATTAAATCTCCAAACTCATCAACATTATTGAAAGGTGCAATTAAATATTGATTGTGTTTGTTCTTTTCAATTACAGGACGATATAACACTGCCATTGCTTTGTGAAACGTATCAAATTCTTTAAACTGTGCCTCTAGTTCTATATATTCCTCCCACGTTATTTTATCAAAATTTGGTATCATTCCAAGTTCCAAATCTTTAATCTTAAATGTCGGTTTTAACTTTGGTATTTCTGAGAATAGTTTATTAAAATGATTAACCAATTCAACCATATCATTGAATGATATTTTAACAACTTCATTTAATTCAATTCCACAAAATATTTGAATCATTTTTTGGGCCACAAATTCGTCGTCTGTGCTATTCTTTGAAACATCCATAAACTTTTGATAATGCATCAAAGGTATTTCATCTAAGCTTGTTGGTATTGTAAGTTCTAATTTCATATTAATATATTGAGTAGTTACCTTTATTTGGATTGCTTAATTGATAGCTTACTGCATATCTTAACGCATCTAAAGCGTGATTGTATTTATCGATTGGAGTTTGTGATTTACGTTCTAACCAGGAATAGTTATTTAATTCTTTAATCAAATCAATACTATTTTCATCTATTATCATTTCAAAATCTCGTAGCATCTCAATACCTTCTGTAATCTTATGTTTCACACAAGGCACTACATTGTTACCTTGATACTTTAATTCTGCTATTAAACGAGGTTCAGCGTTATCTCCAACAATTAACCCACCTTTACTAAAATGATTGTTTAAACGTGCTAATTCTGTAGTTACTAATTGAGTTTGATAAATATGTAATTTAACGTAAATAAGTTTTTTACTCTTATCGATTGAGGTTTCGACTAATGTAGTTGGATCATTACTAAAACCGTAATCCTGTCCGAAAACAGAACCGTTGTCATTGTTAAATTCTCCTACTCTCCAATTGTTATAAATTACCCCTTCGGCTTTGTCAAGCCACCCACCTAAAATAGTATGTTTATATTTTTCGGGCCTACGTTCTTTAATATCTTTTATTTGATCTAAGAAACTTTTAGATAGGTTTTCAATATTATCTAAGTAAGTTGTATGAATGTAAGTGACATCGTCTTTAACTATGTTTGTGCCAGCTTCTACTCCTTTATTCTCAAAGAATTTTTGATAAATAAAATGTTCTTTCGTCGCAGGATTTAAGATAAGTATTACTCTATTATCTTTTATCTTATTTCTAATTGAAAAATCAATCTTATCAAATGTTTCTTCATCTGTTAACTCCTCCGCTTCATCGAGTACCCAAGTTGTAACACCAGCCAAAGATTTAAGATTAGCTGTTTGAGTTCCTGAACTTGTTTTAATACCTTTAAATATTATTTTAGATCCTGTCTTTTTATTTATTATTTCGTCTTTAGTAATATGAAAATCGCTATATCGTTCTATAATTTCAATTTTTTCTATAAACTCTGGAATGATTGAAACGTGAGCAGAGGTTAATGTATAACGAGTGAATAATATAACGTGACCGACCTCATAAGTAAGTGCTAATAAAAAGCTATTTATTGAAAAACTTTTACCGCTTCCCCTTCCACCAGTTACAACAAAGTATCTACTATCCGAAAAAAGTCCATTATATTTATTGCTTAATTCTAACAATATCTTTAATGTTAAAATCGTTTAATGTCAATGTTTGTTCAACTGTTTCTTTTGGTTTGCCACAACCGTATTCTATTAATATTTTTGCGCTTGCTATCCTATCAGTTGGACGTTTAGTTTCATCTAACATTATTTCAGCAATTACTCTAAAAGCATCTTGAACGTGAGGTTGTGCTAAAGTGAAACCTTTTATTTCATCAGCTAATCCTTTACGTCCTGCTTTGCCTGCTGTGCTATGCCCTCCATTATTTTTTCTATTATCCATAATTAATAAAAATTAATTAATTAATTTAGAACAATAACTAATAATTTTAATTATATCTTCATTATTTAATTCAAACCATTCACCTCTATGATTTTTATCACTTACTAAATTATGAATTACTGTTTCTAAATCATAACAATTAAAACCTTTATAAACATATATTAATTCAATTAAACCAAAATGAATTTTATAATCATTTAATCTTGACTTTAAATTAGTTGTATAACCTATTTTACAAAGTCCATTACTTTTTATTATATAAATAAAATCTTCATTTATTTTACAATCTTCTTCAAAATCTATTAGTGTTTGAACTTCTTTTTTTGTTCTATTATAAATTTCTTTATCCTTCATAAGTTCAATAATGAAATTATGACAATGTTCTTTTATAACATCTGTTATTTTAATATGCTTTTTTTTTCTTCCTGCTCCTGGTCTTGCTCCGCCTGCTCCTGCCATTTTTTTTATTATTAATCAAATAGTATCTAAAACTTTTTTAAGCTCTTTAATTAAA